TAATTTCTGTTTCTTTAAATGTCAGATTGACTGTTGCTAGTGTTGGCGCAGCACCACCTTCATCAGGTATGAAAGATGAAATCACACCTTCTGGTGCATAATCTACTTCCATGTTAGTTAGTACACAACGACTTACTCTAGGTATGTATGTGTTTATATCTTCTCTGTACATATATGTTATTTGAAATTCACTTGGTGTATTGAAATAACCTTTTGTTGTTCCCTGGTACTCGGGCAACATATGAAACTTGAACATATTAATAATTTTGTGTATGCTATCTTTTTCAGATGGGTTCTTAGGAGCAAACTCAAAAGGGAAACTAAACTCTCTAAATGGTACAGATTGAAATGTCACTTCCATTTGTGGGTTAACAGCTTGTCCAAATGCTTTATCGTATGCCGCTTCAGCACCTTCAAATCCTGGTATCAAACTAGCAGCACCAAATAGTGCCTTTCTACCAATTTGTTTTACAGCGTCACCACCGACACTACCCATTGATTTTAATTTCTCTACAAATCCTTTTGTATCTCTAAAGTCACCTATTCCTTGTCCTATTAGACCAGCGATACCAGTGGCAGGCGTATCGTATGTAGCGCCATATCCAAACTTCAATGACTGAGCTGGTGTGTATAATATTATACTATCACTTATAAAACTATGTGTTGGTGTCTTTTCATTTAGTCCTGATTTAGGATTTATCTTTCTCGCCTCAGCAAATTTACTTGCCTTAATTTTGTTTACAGTATCTCCTTGCGCAGAAGAATAACCATATTCACCAACTAAATTGTTTGAGTTAGTAGCAATCTTATTATTACTAAAATTAGTTGATTTGAATTTTGATGAGTTATGCATTATAACATCAAATATTACATAGTGGCCTTCTCCTAAGTTTGCTGTTTCGTTAGGGTAGAATACTGTACCATATGAATATGGATTTTCTTTCATATGTGATGTTGGATTGATATTTTCTATCTCTAAAGGTGACTTGTTTAGTAGTTTAGCCGCAACCTTAGCAGATTGTGATTTACCCGCAACTAGTCCATGCGTCAAACTACCAATTGAGCTGGTAATCTGATTCTTAATCGCACCTTTTATAACATTTGAAATCTTACTTGTAAAAGCCATCTAAATATCCTTGTAATGATAATATTTATAACACCATGAGAAAGTCATACCAAGGTTTATATCGCCCATCAAACCCTAAAAAATATGTGGGTGACCCGGCCAAAATAGTGTATCGTTCTTTACTAGAGCGTAAGTTTATGCTACATTGTGACCGTAATCCAGACATAACTAATTGGGCTAGTGAAGAAGTATCTATTAGATACTTCAATCCTATTGATAAAAAGTACCACAAATACTATCCTGACTTCATTGTTAAGACTATTAAGGATAAGAAATTTGTTATAGAGATTAAACCATCTCGTCAATGTGTACCACCAAAACCTACCAAAAAGAAAACAAGATCGTTTATGCGTGAGTCATTTGAATATATTAAAAATCAAGCGAAATGGAAAGCAGCACAAGCTTACTGTGAAGATAATAATGCTGAATTTAAATTGATTACTGAAAAAGACTTAGGCCCTTATTAAGGCATTACATAGTTGAGATTTGTAAATGTATCGTCAACATTTTTATTCTGTACAAATCCTACAGTTGTACTACCACTACTATTAACACTAGATTGATTTGTATTATTTAATATGACAGGTGGGACTTCGCCAGTATCATACATCTTAGATTGTTTCTGTTCTTGGAATAAAGTTTTAGCAGTTGACGCATCACCTGTTCCAGTTGCACCTGAACCTCTTAATTGGTTTCCAACAACTTGTCTATTCATCATTATTGCTGACTTGGTACCTTTGTCATAAACAACATTAGATTGTTCATTACCCATACCTGCGTTATCGCTAAATCCATTATCTTGTTCTCTTATTGGTTCCAGGTATCCACCTTTATCTACAAACCCACTTTGTGTATTTGCTTCAACATCACCAGTAAAGTCTGCTGCACCTTTTTTAATTCTTTCTTGTTTTGCTGCTTCTTCTTTTTTCTTTTTCATTGTAGAAGTTTCCATTAATGTTCCAAAATCTCCCATGAAAGGTAATTTTCTTATTAATCCAATAACTGTATTAACTGCAATTTTAAAGAAATCTGTAAATGCCGTAAATGCTTTCTTAATAAAATCACCTATCATTTTAGGAACACCCATTATAAACTTACCTACAGCCATTATCTCGTCTTTGAAATATACTATTCCAGCTATTACACCAGCAATCGCAAGACCTATTAATACTTTAGTTCCCATTAAAAATTTACCTATTGCCATTATACCTTTTTTAAAACCTTTTAGACCTTTCATCAAACCACCATCAGCAAAAAACTTACCAATCTTCATAATGTCTTTACCAAGGTCACCTATTGCCATAAACGCATCTCCAACAGCTATGAATGGTGCTTTTAATTCTTCGTAAAATGTACTACTAGGTCCAAATCCAGTATCGCCATCTGGTTTCAATGGATTTAATGTTTTATCTTCTCTTTCAATTTTTAACTTATCAGCTTGTATTTGTTTCTCGCCTTCTATTATTTCTTGTCTATCATCATTAGAAAGTTTTTCTTGCGATAACAGTTCGTCCATTCTAGCAATAATTTTCTTTTCTCTATCTTCAGCAAGACTCTTATTCTTTTGTAATAACTCTGTTCGTTCTGCTATTTCTTTTTTAGTCAGTATGTGAGTTTCGTACATAAACTCTCTACCTTGTTTATCAGCTTTAACCTCAGCAACAATATTACTAGCTCTAAGCGTTTCAACTTCTTTTATTTTATCATCTCTTTGGACTTGTGCTTCTTTTAGTGTTTTGGCTAGACCAGAATTAAAATCTCTTAAATCAATATCTAACTTGTCTAAAACCTTTTCTGTTTGAGCAAGTGCGTTCTCAAATCTAGTAATACTACCACTTGTAGCATCTTTCGTTATTTGAATTGCAATGTTTCTTACTTCTGTAGGTGATATGACAGTTTTCTGACCAGCAGCCACAGTCTTCATAGTAGAAGACATTACCACTTTCATTAAACCTTTAATATCTGATTCTTTTATTGCCATTAGTCTTTATTTTTTACTTTAGATGGTTTACCGTTTACATATATCGCAAACCAGCCAGCGCCTGCGCCAACTACAACAGATACTAAACCTGCTTGTGCGTTGTTAGGTGCTTCTAGTGCCATAAACCAAGTTATAACTTCCATGAAAGCATAAGCATATGCTATCATCATTAATCTTGGTACAAATCTCCAATTAGAAAGCAATTCAGGTATTTCTACCTCTATGAAATGCCATAGTTGTTTTATGCCGTATTTAAATCCTGACCAACCTGATCCAAATATGTTTTTAATTTTTTGTATCATTATTTCTCTCCTCTACTTCGTCTTTCGTTTTCGTCTTTAATATGATTTATTAGCATTTGAACATATATATCTCGTTCCCAAGGCAACATATTCTCTACTTCATTCAAACTATATTTATGATGATGTAATAACGCAAAATTGACTTCAAAATAGGCCTCTAGGCTATTATGGGCGAGGCTGATTCGAAAAAATCATTCAGTCCAGTAAGCGTGACCTTACTTTTTACATTAGTCGTAGGGTTAGTCACCTCAAATTCGTGTCTAACTCTTGGCATAGTATCAAAAAATTTCTTAATTTTAGCAAAGCTTTCTTGCGATAAACTTTCAAAAAACTCCTTAATTTCTTTCTCTGTACTATCCTTCGCTGGATATATTTTCTCGCCCTCAAATATGTGATCAACGCATGTGGCTAGCATATTAAATACTTGTTCCATATTCGCTTGATCTATATTTGTGCCTGACTTTAATACCTGCATCGTTGGATACTTCATCACTACACCTAAATTTCTACTCTCGTCCACAATAATTTTATTTGTGTGGTCATCATCTACTTCTACATTTACTTTTGTTAAGTCAATCTCAACATCAGCATAAGTCTTTTTGTCATCTGGACATAAAACTTTAAACTTTGATACTTCACCTACGGATTTTGCTCTTATGTTCAAAAAAAGATATTCTAAATCAAACATAGGTAATTCCTCAACATTTAGGGAACCATATGTACAAGTATCAACAATTTGTTTTGTTGCCTCATATATCTCAGATTCCTTTTGAGATTCCATAGCCATTAAAAGTATCTTTTCTTCTTTTACTAGAAATGGTCTGTATTTAACTTTTATATCTTGTGATGGTAAAGTCAATTCATATCGTGGTGCTTCCACCTTTGGTAATGCCATTATATCTTACTCCTTATTAT